GGACCGACGCGACGGACTGGTTCCAGCTCGCCTCGCTCGACCAGGTGCCGCTGATTGAGCTGGCGTTCCTCGACGGGCGTGAGGAGCCTGAGCTCTTCGTCCAGGATATGCCGGAGGTGGGCTCGATGTTCACCAACGACAAGCGGACCTATAAAATTCGCCATATTTATGGGGGAGCGTGGGTCGAGTATCGCGGGGTGCAAGTGGCCATCGTGGCGTAGGCTCTTATGGTCTAGTCTTGGCGCGACACAAAATATTGCAAAGGAGTTGCAGCGATGGCAGTAGCGAATTACGGCGAGCATGTCACCGGCCTGGAGACCTGGCCGCTGTTCATTGGGACCGTCACGGCGGATACCACCAAAAAGGTGGGCATCAAGCTCCCCTGGAAGTATGACTTGCTGGGCTTTCGCACCTTCGCGCGCGCGAGCTCGGGGACCACCCCCACGTTGACCGCCGATCTCCTCGAGGCGGGCGTGTCGGTGCTGTCGACGCCGACGGCGGTGGTGGCGGACACGTACACGGACGGCACGGTGAGCGATAGCGCCCTGGCGGACGAAGCCGAGCTGACGGTGAATCTTGACATCGGCGGGACCGACACCCCGACGTTTACCGACGTCACGCTCACGCTGTGCTTACGCAGGACGAATTAACCTATGGCCACACTCGCAACCCTCGTCGCCAAACTCGCGGACCGCCTGCAAGACACCGACGCCGTGCTCTCGACGGCCCAGCGCGAGGCGGCGGTGCTGGAGGCGGTGGGCGACTACGGCCGCTTTCGGCCCCGCACGCTGGTGAGCGATAGCGCCGGCAACGGCACGGCAGACTATGCACTCCCTGGCGGCTGGGACCTGGCGTTTTCGACGCTCCACAGCCTGGAGTTTCCCGCCGGCGAGGTGCCGCCGACGTACCTGGAGGAGAGCGACTGGACGCTCTACCGCACGCCCACAGCCACGCTCCTGCGGCTGGTCTCCGACCTCCCCAGCGCCAGCCAGACGCTGCGGCTCTCGTACACGGCGCCGCATCACGCGAGCCTGGGCACCAGTGTGGCGGTGAACGGCGCGGTGCTGGCGGGGGGCACGACGCTGGCGCTCGATGGCGCACCGCTGAGTGGGTATCTGGCGGCAGACGACACGTTCACGATCACCAATGTCAGCGGGGTCTACACGGTCACGAACGCCAGTCCGGTCGTGGCGAGCCAGAATGCCATGACCGGCATCACGTTCACGCCAGCGGCGCCCGTGGGCGGGTTTGCCGACAACGCGGTGTTCGTGCTGACGGCAACGGTGCCTGTGGCCGACGAAGACGCGGTGGTGAACAAGGCGGCGAGTATCGGCTGTACGTGGATCGCGGCGCACTACGCGCAGCAAGGGCAGGCGAGCCTCGCTGCCGATGTCACAAACCACGAATCCAAAAGTCGGCAATACCGCGAGCTGGCGAAAGCGTTTCAGACGGCCTACAACGGGCATATGGGTATCGACACAAAGGACGGTAGCGCGCCGGTGGCGGCGGCGAGCGCGGTGCTGGACTGGGATAGCGGGTACCCGTGGGGGGAAGATCGGCTGACCCATCCCCGGAGGTGGCGCTAATGCTGCGCTGGTTGTTCCGGTTACGGACGCCGAAAGCGCCGATCTTCGACCCGCAGGCTTCCCAGATGGTCCTGCAGCACGAGCTGCGCGCCACGATGCAGGAAGCGGTGCTGCTGGCAGAGCGCGAGGTGGCGAGCCGCACGCCGGTAGGCGCCACGGGCATCCTGCGTGGCTCGATCGCCAGCGAGATCCGCGGCACGCCGGCGAACCTCAGAGGCATCGTGGCCACCCCGCAGCCGTATGCCGCCGCGGTGGAGCACGGCAGCCGCCCGCACTGGGCGCCGATTGGCCCGCTCCTGCTCTGGGCCAGGCGGAAGCTCGGCGATGAGCGGGCGGCGTATCGGGTGCAGTGGGCCATCAGCCGGCGAGGCACGCGGGGTGTGCATATGTTTCGCGACGCGGAGCGCGCCATCCGACAGCCGGTGACGCGGCTGTTCCAGGAGGCGATGGCACGCATCCGGCGGCGGCTGGGAGGATAGCGCGTGGCCCTGGCGACGATCATCAGCAAGGCCAGGGAGCTGATCCTGCGCGTCAGCGGGATGGGGCTGGTCTATGAGTACGAAATCTGGGTCGCGCAATTGAGTGCCTTGCGGGCTTTGTGTGTGGTCAATGGCCGGGTGAACGTCTGGACGATTGCCGATGAGAGCACGGCAGAACACCGGCTGGCCTCGCGCGCGAATGAGAACCATATCCTCTTGGTGATTCGCGGCTACTATGCGCTGGCGGACAATGGGGCGACCAAGATCGCGTTTCGGTTGATCTATGAAGGCATCCGCACCATGTTTCGCGACAAGATCAACCTGGAAGGCGTCGCGGAAAAGAGTGACCCAATCCAGATCCGCATCGCAGAGGAACGCTATTTCTGCGAGGTGCTCTGTCACTACGTCGAAATGGTGCTCATCGTCCACGAACTCATCGACTGGTAAGGAAGGCGTATGCCCGCAACCGCTCTGGCTCTGGATCTTGCGGCCCGCGCCGCCCAGCGGGCCGCCCGCGAGGTGTCCCTGCAAGTGACCGTCCCCAGCGTCGGCGTGGGCGCCACGTCGCCCATGTACGCGATCGACGCCCAGATGCGGGCGGGGATGCTGGTGAAACTCGACGCCGCCATCGCCGCGGGCGTGGACGCCACGGTGACGCTCACACTCTATACGAAGGACGACCAGGCGGTGGGCTCCGTCTATACGCTCGTGCGCGTCACCGGACTGACCGGCGACTATCACGCGCTCATCGAGACGCCGTGGACGAACGCGGACGTGCCGCAGACGGCGCTGCTCTATCTGCAGGTCGTGCATACCGCGGGCGCTGCAGTCACCGGGGCGATCCCCGTGCTCCTCACGCTGTTGAGCTAGGAGACGTATGGCAGGCGTGCTCGAAATCCCGACGAACCTCCGCCTGACGCCCGCACCGGGCATCACCCCGACGTGGACCGGGCTGCACACGTTCGCCGTCAACCCGATTATCCGCAACACCGCGCCGACCCTGACGCTGACCGACAGCACCGGCGGCGCCGAAGGGTTGACCATCGTCGTCGATGCCAACGTGGCCGACCTGCGCGCCTCGGACAGTGCGAGCGGGAGTCTGCTGGCGCTGGACCTGGCCAACAACCGCCTGTCGCTTGGCGCGGTGCCAGGCATAGCCAACCGGAAATTCTATCTCGAACACCACACGGCAGAAACCGCCGCGCCGTCGAGTGTGGAGATCACCGGCTTCTATACGGCCGCCCGGATTGATGGGACGAATACGCAAAACTTGACGAACAGCGCGGGCGGCTTTGCGGCCTGGAATCTGGACCAGCGCATCCTGAGCGGAGCAACAGGCACGCTGACGAACTGGACTGGCCTGTACCTGGGGTTCTGGGCGAATCAGAGTGCTATGACGGTGAGCAACGCCTATGGCGGGAAGATTACCGCGATGGCGAATAGCGGCGGGGGCACGGTCAGCAAGCTGGCGGGATGGGCGATTGCCGACCAGACCGTCGGCACGGATCGCACCAATCTGCTCCTGGGAACGACCACGATCCCTGCGGGGATCTGGAGTCTCTATAATAGCTCGACGGCGAATAACTATATTGGTGGCAACCTCGGGCTTGGTGTGACCGCCTGGGGCACCAATGCCGCCAAAGTGCTGGGCCTCGGGCTGGGCGTGGAGCCCGGCGCGCTGGCCGATGCGGTGCAGCTCGGGTGCGTTGATCTCTCGCCAGGCAACGCCACGCTCATGGTGCGCACGGAAACCGCCGTGGCGGTGGATGCCGGGCTGGTGTCGACGCACTCGCTGTCGGTACGGGTGAACGGCGCGACGTATAAGATCCCGCTTATTGCGGCGTAAAGGAGACACCCCGTGGCCGCCCATACGATCACGCTGACGGCGCAGCAGGAAGTTGCCCTGCTGGCCGAACTCGAAGACGAAAACGCGCGCCGGGCGGCAGAGACCCCGCCACTTCCGGCGCTGACTGCCGATCAGATGGTCGAGCGCATCGTCGTGGTGGACCTGCGCAATAGCCTCAGCACCATGGACGCACGATTGCCGATTCGCCTGCAGCTCTTGCGCGGCCTGACGGCGGCGCAACAGACGGCGGTCCTGAATCGGCCTGAGGTCACGCCCGCGCAAAAACAACGCTTACAGCAGCTGCTCGCGGAGTAGCGCAGGAGGAACCCCATGCACACCCTGCTCACCACGCGCCTGGCGGCTCTGCGCGCCGAACACCAGGCGGGCCGCCTGCGCCTGGCCGACGTGGACCGCCACCGCCAGGAGGTCCTGGAGACCTGCCTCCGGCTCGAAGGCGCCATCGCGCTCGGTGAGGAGCTGCTCCAGGCGTCGGCACCGACACCCGACATGCCGGCGGGCGAGGGGGAGACGCCGCCGCGGCGCGTGCACCGGCGGACGCGCGAGGCTGCCGGGGCAACACCGACGAGGAACGGCCAGGCCGCTGACGGCACATCAGAAGGAGAGCCATCATGACCATGGGCGCCCAGACCGTGCTTGCGGTGGGCAAAGAGGTGACACCGGGGACCGCCGTCAACTGTACGCAGCGGGTGCGGAATATGGAGTTCACCCCGGATGCGGAATACGTGCACCGGTTCGACGAGTCGCTCAGCGGCAACATGGCGGTGCTCAGCCCGGATGTGGGGATGGTGGACTTTCGTGGCAGCTTTCGCTGCTACGGGACCTACGTGTTGCTCGATCTGATCCTGGAGAGCTTTTTCGGCAGTCTCGCCGCGGGCGTCTACAGCCTGCTCATCAGCCACACCAACACCATGACCTGGGCCATTGACAAGGGGGTCGCGGTGTGGGAAATGACCGGCGTGCAGATCAATCAGCTCGTGGTGACATTCTCTGCCGAGACGGTGGAATACTCGGGGACCGTGATCGCCACCGGCCTGGTGATGGCCGGCACGCAGAACACCGCCGCGGAGCTGGCCGCGCTCATCCCGCAGACCGCCGGGCGCTGCAAGATGGCGCCCGACCTGGACGTGCGGCTTGGCATCACGAGCGCCGCGCTGGGCGCGCCCGAACACATTGATCCCACCGAAGGCACCCTGACGCTGATGCGGCCGCTCGCCGAAACGCACGTAGCGGGCCAGCGCGGCATCATCGCGCAGGCGCCCAGCGCCCGGCTCTCCGGCACGGTGTCCCTCACGCTGCATCGGTATACGACCGACCAGTACCAGACCTGGAAGGCCGCGGCCACCAGGCTGGCGCTGCGCTGGTTCTTCGACCAGGAGAACGGCGCGCGGAGTAAGGAATGGTTTGTGCCGAACCTCACGCTGAACGCGACGCCCAGCCCGGTGAGTGGGGAGGGGGAAATCCCGCAGACGCTCGAAGGCACGCTCTCGATGGGCCAGGACAGCTATACCGCCGCGACGATCAGCGCCGCGGCGGCGGATTCGTCCATTAACGACAGTGCCGCGGCGTTCCCGATGACGTACGCAGGCGCCGAAATCTGGATCGCCGGGTTTACGGGGACGGTGGCGAATAATCAAAAAACGACGGTCGTGAGCCGCACGGCCAATAAGATCGTCGTGACGGGGACGCTCGTGGATGACCTCGCGGGCGAGAGCGTGACGATCGTGACGCGCAATCCCCTCGTCCGCGTGACGGAGGCTTAACCGTGGAGAGTACAGTCCTCAGGGGCTCGAGCGGCGCGGATCGCGCCCGTGAGGCCTTCGGACTGTACCGTATGGAGTACATTTTTCTGGCGCGAAGGAGACCTCACGTGCGCGTAAAAATCACCAATGACAGCGGCCAGCCCCAGGATACGCGCGTGCTCGATCTCGACACCGGCCAGCCGCTTGCCGTCACGTGGCTGGGGCTCGACCTGGTGCAGGGCACCATCCACGTCACGCTGGCAGTGCCCAAGGCGCAGCTCGACCTCGTGAGCGATCAGGTCACCGTGCAGGAGGCTGCGCCGGCGGAGGCCTCCGAGATACCGACAGACGAGGTGTAAGCGTGGCAGAAACCACGGGCATTGCCCTGCGCTGTGGCTTCCAGCGTGAAGCGATCGTGACGGCGCCCATCTGGCCCACGGCGAGTGCGGCGGTGGTGACGACGCTGCTCCCGCTGCTCGACGTTGCGCCCACTGATGGCGTAACGAAGGCGGGCTACAGCAGTGTGGCGAGCGGCTTAGGGCCCGCGGGCTTTGACGTGGTGAGCATCCTGCCGGCGGCGACGGTGACGCTGAAAGCCCAGTACCAGGGCCTGGAGGCGTTGTGGGCGTGTGCGCTGGGCTACATGGCGAAACGCATTGGCGCCACGGTGCTGCCGGAAGCGCTCGGCGGGGGGGCGTTTCGACACCTCTATGAGCTGGATACGGGCCTCAGCACCGCGCATACCTGGGACGCCAGCGCGGATGGCTTCACGGGCGGCGAGCTGCTTGCTGGCCAGCGGAAGGTGCGGCGGGGCACGTTCGCCGTGGACCTGGGCGTGAGCGTGTGGGAGTTCCTGTCGTCCATGGTGCAGGCCCTCACGCTCCAGGTCGAGGAGGCCGGCGCCACACTCACGCTGGAGCTGCTCAGCCACTCGAAAAGCGAGGTATCGGTCATCAACACCAGCGTCACGATGGCGCGGTGCCTGCCACCCACGGCGCCGAACGTCCTCTTCAGCGATCTCCTCTTCCGCGTGGCGCCCTACAGCGCCAGCACGCCGCTCGCGAGTGGCGACATCGTGCGCGCCACGCGCTGGGCGCTGCGCCTGGACAACATGCTGGTGGGCGTGCCAGGGCCGCGCACGGGGCTCTACGCCGAAGAGTATGAACGGGGGAGTGATCCGCGTGTGACAGTGACCTTTGTCGATCCGCGCCATACCGCCGACCAGTGGCAACAGCGCTGGCGGGACACTCCCGTGCTGATGGCGGATGCACGATGCACGAGCGAGCGCTTCATCACCGCGGGGCAGCCGTACCGGCTCAATGTGTCCCTGCCCAGCTGCCAGGTCACCAACGCGCAGTTGGGGCTCAACGGCGCCACGCTGCCGCCCGATACCGTGCAGCTGGTGGGCGTGGTGCCGAGCGCCGCGGCGGCGGGCTTCCCGACGATGCGCCACACGAGCAGTGCGCTGGCCGTCGAGGTCTATAGCGGCGTGAGTCAACATCCGCTCTTGTGAGGTGCCCTATGGCGTTCAGGGTCAAAAATACCGCGGAGCGCAATCCGCTGGTGTACGAAGGCGCGACCATCTTCTGGCGCCCGGTGCTGTTCGATCAGCAGCGCAAAATTGAGCACGAGTGTACCGAGATGGGAGTGCTGGATGAGGCCAAGAAACACTTGAGGATCGCGCAAGAGGCCGTGGTCGGGTGGGATGCTGAGGTGCACGATGCCGATGACAATCCGCTGGCAGTCCCGTCTGGGACGGACGAGGACCGGCGCCCGCAGATTGCGCTGATCGTCAGCACGTTTCCTACGGTCCTGATTGTGCAGCTGGGCGTGCTGGCCTGTGCCGATAATCCCGAGGTGATAAAAAAAAGCTGGGAGACTATGTTGCTCGCCGCTTCCAGTTTGTCAACCGACGCACCGGCAGAGAATTCACCTGCCACGACTGCCGACGCCAACGGGCCGGCGACGGCCTAGGCGTCCCGTGTGATGGGCCGGACGGCCTCCAGGCGTGCCTCTACTGGCGCACGCACAAAGCCTCGCCGGGCGAGCCCGTGGACTACGCCGACGTGCAGGCCGTGGAGTTGTACCAGCAGATCGAGCGCCACGGCTGGCCGATGGTCGAGGCGCTGCGCACGCTTAGCCTGAGCGAGCGCGAGGCGGAGGCGCTGTTCGTGCGGCTGGACTGGCTCACAGAACACCTGCCGGCGCTCAGGGCGCAGTGGCGCGGGGACGGCAAGGAGGGTAGGCTATCCCACCCTTAATCCTCGAAATCACCGTCGACGACAAAGGCACGCCCGTCCTGCGCCAGGTGGGGGGCGCGGTGGACAAGCTCGGGCAGCAGGTCGAGCACGGCACCGCCAGGCCGCTGCAGTCTGCCTCGCAGCACGCGGACCGCTTCACCAGCTCGCTCGGCAGTGCGACAAAGCAGGTTGCCCTGGCCACGGCGGCCTTCCTGGGCTTTCAGGGCGTGAGTGGCGCCGTCAACGCCGTCACGGGCAGTATCATCGGCTTTGACAAAGAACTGCGCAACGTTGATACGGTCCTGGTGGGGAGCAACGTCTCGCTGGGGCAGCTCGAACAGCAGATTCTGCGCTTGCCGCCAGGGCTGGGGCATGCCTCTGAACTCACGAAGGGCTTCTACCAGGCGCTGTCTGCGGGGGTGGAACCTGCCAAAACGGTGGGGTTTGTGGCGGAGCAAGCGCAGCTCGCCTCTGCCGGGCTGACGGACTTATCGACGACGGTCAAAGTCTCGACGGCGGCCATGGATGCCTTTGGCATCAGCTCCGACAATGCCTCCCATATCTCGGACGTCCTCTTTACCATCGTGCAGCGCGGCAAAACGGAGTTTGCTCCGCTCGCGTCCAGCATTTCCGCCGTCTTTCCGCTCGCCAAGAATCTCGGGCTCTCCTTTGAAGATGTGGCGGCGACCTTGACCACGCTCCTCAAAGTCTTCCCCAGTTCTGCCGAGGCCGTGACGGGCTTTCGGAGTGTGCTCTCCGATGTTGTCAGCAACCTCGACAACTTCAGGGCCGCAGGCATTGACGCCATCGCGATCCTGAAGAAGGACGGCATGACCGGGCTTATGGAAGCCCTGGGGAAGGTCACTGGTGGGAGTGCTGAGGTCCTCAAGGCCAAGTTCATCCCGACGGTGGAAGGCTCGACGGCGAGCTTAGCGCTCATGGGGCCACAGCTCCAGGCCCAGAAAGACAATGTCGCCGCGTTCGGGAACACGGCTGGCGCGGCGGCAACGGCGTTCGCGAAACAGCAGGAGAGCATTGCGGCCACGCTCGACCGCATCAAGGTCGGCTTTGAGCGCGTCGTGCTCGGGGGCGGGCTGACGCCCGTATTCAAGGCGATGCTCGACCCGATCGACCAATGGCTGACGCGGCTGGTGCAGGGCGGCGAGGCGTCGGTGCACTTTGCCGAGATCGCGACCGGCGCGGTCGGTGGTGTCGTCAGGAGCCTGGGGCTGCTGGCCGTTGGCACCACCACGGTCATCGAAGGCTGGCACCGCATGGCCCAGGGCGCGCTGCTGGCCACAGACATCATGCTGAGTGCCGAGCAACAGGCTGATAAGTTTCTGACCAGTATTGGCCTGCGAAGCAAAGAAGGCGCCGACGCGTATCAGGTCGAGATTGACAAGATGCGGGTCAAGACCTTGCTGTTGTCGGCGTCCATGGGGGACACCGCCGACAGGTGGGCGACGACGAGCGAGGCGCTGAAGGTAGGCCAGGCCGCCATTGAAGCCTCGCTTGCCAAAGCCGGTCAGCAAGCTGTCACGTTTGCGCAGCAGATGCAGGGCGTAGGTCAAGCGGCGGCCACGACGAGTACGCAGACCACGCAGGCGGGCGTGACGCTCCTCAACACGATTAACGTGGCGCAGGCGAAAACCTCCGAGGCGATCCGCACCAGCGCCCAGGTGGCGGACGCAGCGAACCAGGCGATGCTGCACGGCAAACAACAGGCGGATGCGGCGACCCTGGCCAGCACTGCAAAGACCGTGAGTGGGACCATCACCTTCTGGCAAGAAGGGAAAGAGAAGGTCCTGACGCTCTATGACCAGACCGCCCAGGCGGGGACCACGGCCGCCATGACGGCTGCAGAGGCGTTTACCAAGGCCGGCATCAGCACACGCGAGGTCTTGCAACAGAACGCCAACACAGCACTTGACACCTTCGACGTGATGCTCAAGTCGGGCAAACTGACACCAGAGCAAATCGTTGACGAGTGGCTGAAACGTGTCGATCTTCTCAACCAGGCCGGCTTCCAGACGCTCCCGCCGCTCGCCACCGACATCATGAACCGGGTGCGAGAGACCTTTCGCAAGGCAGGTGTCGAGCTGCCCGAGTTTTTGCGCAATGCCTTCGGCGAGATGTCCACGGATGGAAAGCAGTTTGCGCTCGTCTTTGAACAGGACATCGTTGCGGGTATTGAGGCTGCCAAGCAGGCCATAGAGCGCCTGGGCGAAGCCGGGCAGGCGGCGGGCCACCGCACGAAGGAAGGCCTGCAGGAGGGCATAGCAGCGTCGAAGCAGGCGGCGGACGAATGGGGCACGATCAACTCGCGCATGAGTGACAATGAGAAGGCCTGGAAGGCATTGGGCGCCAGTGCCGGCGATGCCAACGTCCAGATCCTGGGCTTTACGACCGCCTTCCCGACGACGATCAAGGGGATGGTCAACGAAATCCAGCGGCTCCAACTGAGTATTGGGATGCTGGTCGGGAATGTGCAGAACCTGCACTTTGGGCTCACGGACTGGGCGCCGTTCGTCATTAAGCAAACCGGCGAATGGCGCAAAGCCATCGCCATCTTGACGCCGCGCCTGGAAGAGCTGCGCATCGAAACCCTGATGACGGCGGGCGCCACGCGCGAACTGGCGGAAATGCAAATTTACGGCGCCCAGTCCGCCCGCGGCCTGGCGGCGGCGTATGGCCTGCTCGGGGCGGAGTCCACGAAATCGCTCATGCAGCTCGCCAACGAGGCGCAGACCGCATTTTTCAACATCCAGAAGTCGGGCACCAGCAGTGCCGAGCACCTGCGCGACATCTGGGTGGACAACGTGTTGCCCACGATTATCGAC